CTTCGCCCGGGAGAGATCCCATACTTTTTGAAGCAGACTCTACTATACTTCTTATATAAATAATTTCCTGTACTTTATGTGTACGCAATAACTGTAATGCTACATAAACTGAAAGATATGTTTTTGCCGACCCAGCTGGTCCGTCAACTATTACCATTTTACATTGATCTTTAAAACAAGCCTCAAGAAATTCTTGATGAACAGGGGTAATTTCGTATTTTTGTTTTATATCAAAATCTAAGAATATATTTTTTTGTATACTTTCTTCAATTTCGTTGTTCTTTATAACTGTTTTTCTACTAACTCGTCTACCGCTTAATGCAGTTTTCTTAGTTGAGTTAGAAACCGACGCGTCCCGTCTTTTTCTAGCCATATCTGTAAGTATTTATTGCATTTCACGTAAATTGAAATCAATAATTACACATTTATTAGTGATAAAAATATTTACAGGTTGGAGTAATTCAGGTGGTTCAACGACCGCATTAATTAATCTATGTAATTTATTTAACAACAATGGTTATGAATGTGTAATGTATGGCCCACACGACTGGCATCTTGATAAATGTCGTGGAGCAAAGCTACAAACGGCGACTATTAAAGAATCAGATAAAGTTATATACCATTTTTTAAATATAAGAAAAACAAGACCGCCAGTTGATAAGTTTATTTTAAGCTTACATGAAAAAGCTTTATACCCTCTTAGAGAAAAACCTGTTCATATTTTTGATAAAATACATTTTTTAAATAAAGAGCAAATTAATTGGCATGGTGTTTATAAAGATCTTTCATGGTTTATATGTGGTAATGCTCATGAGAAGTTAATACCCTTTAAACAGTCGAAACAGAGAGTAGCCGGCATTATAGGTAATATTGATAAAAATAAGCAAGTACATATTTCAATACAACGAGCTCTTAAAGATGATCATAAAGATATTCGAATATATGGTAACAATAATGATCCTCAGTATTGGAATAGTCATGTACAACCGTTGTTAAATAAACATTCTAATATAGTTAAATTTATTGGATATGAGAACGATAAACAAAAAGTGTATAATACATTAACTGATGTATATCATTCTTCACTATCTGAGAACGCTTCGCTTGTATATGATGAATGTAGATTGACAGAAGTTAATTTTCACGGTAATGAAAATATTGTTAATCAGCCTATTTGGCATAATGATGCTATTTTAAAATTATGGGCTACCCAATTAGAACTATGAGCAATATTATTCAAACACTATGGATTGGAGATACTCTTTCAACTATGGAGATTTTATCTTTAAATTCGTTTGTTAAAAATAATATGGAGATTCATTTATATTGTTATGAAAACATACAAAATGTACCTAACGGAGTAGTTATAAAAGACGGTATAGATATTCTACCTAAAGAAGATATCTTCGCATATCAAATTGGACCCGGTAAAGGATCCTATTCTGCTTTTTCTAACTATTTTCGATATAAGCTTTTATATGAGAAGGGCGGTTGGTGGGTCGATACAGACATGGTTTGCTTACAGCCATGGGATTTTACAGAAGATTATGTATTTTGTTCTGAGGAAGATTATGAAACACATAAACCGATATTAAACACAGGAGCTATTAAATGTCCAAAAGCTGATAAGTTGTTGGATTATTGTTATAATGAATGTCTAAAAAAGGATAAGCAACTATTACAATGGGGAGTCGTTGGTCCTAAGCTGCTAAACGAAGCTGTAACTAAATTTAATTATAATCAATATATTAAACCTATACATACGTTTTGTTTTATAGCGCCTTTTAGGTCAAATCTGTTTGTTATTCCAGGACAAAAAATAAAACCTAGTAAAAGTATATATGGATTACATTTATGGAATGAAGCATGGCGCCGATTAGGTATAGATAAGCATGGACAATACCCTGAAACTTCAATCTATGAGCAATTAAAATTAAAATATGTATAATATAGTATTTTTAGTTAAAAAAGATTATTTCAACACGAAGATGTCCCGTGTTAGATTTCATTCTATTAGAGCTTTATTTAACAATGAGCGAGTTAATGGCATATACGCAGGTCCTGGTTGGGATAATTGGACTTCGACCGCATCAGCACAAGAGAATTTGAATGATATTCTTAAGGGACAGGAATGTCATTTGGTTATTGGTTATAAGCCTCTTGAAATACAAGGATTTGCGGATATTTCTTATACAAAATGCATTCGCTATAACGAAATGTACGATAGGAATTGGACGTTAAAAGAAATAACTGAAAGTAAAACTAATGTTATTATATGTCATCATTATAATGATTATAAAGAATATGCAAATATTCTAAAAAAGAAAAAACTTAAGCATATTAAGCGCTTAACTTGGATACCACATAGCGCCGAAGCAAATATATTTAAACCTAAACCAGAAATAGAAAAAAAATATGATGTAGCACTGGTCGGTGCTACTAATGCTACAACGATATTAGGAGAACATTACCCCTTAAGAGTAAGGATGTCTAGATTACTTAAATATATGCCATCTCAATATAAATGTACTGTTATTCCGCACGTCGGTGGTGAACATTCTGATGCATATACAGATAAATATGCTGTCGATTTTGCTAATAAAATAAATTCAGCTAAAATTATTATAACAGATAGTGGTGTTCCTAAATCTAGATTTGGAAAGTATATAGAAGTACCTATGTGCGGTGTTGCTTTAGCAGGAGATGTATATGACGATCATCCAAAAGATGTTAAATTATTAAAGTCTTTTTTAATTGATATTAATATGCAAATGTCTGATGAAGAAATTATTAAAAAACTTGTTTATTATCTAGAGAACGAAAAAGAAAGAAATATATTAATTGATAACGGTATAAAATATACATTAGATTTTTCTCAAGAGAAATATGCTGATAGGTTTATTGAACGAGTATTAGAACCTATTAAGCGACCCCAGAGAAATTGGTATGATGATCTTTGTGATTATTATAATGTCTCTCCAGAGGAAGCTGATAAATTAGGAACAAGATCTTCAGGAAGAAAGCCTTCTTTCCCTGGTTCGGCAACTTGTCAACCTGTATCTGGGATGACAATGGAAGAAATATGGGAAAGTAACCCAAGAGACACAACAGCTGAAATATTTGAATTTTATAAAGATCTAGGTTCATGGTCTTCTTTTCGTCAATGTAAATATCATGCAGAAGCTGGAGGAAACGTTCACCGAGTAGGTGAGTTTTTAATGAAAGATATAAAAGATAATTATTTTGATGAAAAAAAAGATGAATATCATATTTTAGAATATGGTAGTGGAGTTGCTCCTACGTCTATATGGATTGCAGATAATTTTCCTGAGTTAAGAGATAAAATATTCTTTTATATTGTTGATGTGCCTTGTGAGCATTTAACATTTGGAGAGTGGAGATTAAAGACAAGAGGTTTTAATGTTCATAAGCACGAACTTAAACCAGATATTTTCCCTGAATATGATGTTAAATTTGACGCAATGCTGTTTGTAGATTGTTTGGAACATATGGATGCTCCTTATAATGCAATAAAGCATTTTTTATCATGTTGTCATAACAAAACTCTTTTCTTTGAAACTTGGGTTGAACATACTGACAAGGGAGTTGGTTGTGACTTAGATAGAGACGTAGAGATAACAAAAGAATTAATAAATAAAGAATTTTCACTAATCGCATGTAATGATGGATCTATGAGAAGATGGATAAAAAGATAAAAACAACATCTCTTAAAGATTTCTTTCAGCGGATCTCTTACAACTGGGAGAAAGATAAACAGTTATTATCAGAGATATTAAAATTATCAAAAACAAGAGTCAATTATTCTATTAATGAATTTACTTTATCATGGGGAATGGAGCAGACATTTTTTATAAAGGCCTGTTGTGAATCAATTGGTTGTAAGAATTTTTTTGAAATAGGAACCGGGCGAGGAACAGCTTCGTACGCAGTTTCCCTTATACCACATATAGAAAAAGTAGTAACAGTAGATATCATACCACATACTCAAAAGCAAAACACTGCAATTAACTTTAAACCTGCTGTTGTTTCTAATAGAGATCTCTATGAAATGGTTTCTTTAGAGGAAAAAGAAAAAATAACCTTTCATCATGTTAATGATTATCAATTTATATTAGAAAATTATAATTCATTTTTTGATATAGCTTTTATTGACGGTTGTCATGAAGACTATGATATAATAATGAATGATTTTGAGATAGTTTCCCGAATTATTAAAAATGGAGGTTGGATTATTTGGGATGACTATGATCCAAATAAATTTGAAGTAAAAAACGTGGTAACTGAAATAGTTAAAAAGTATAAATTAAAGTGTGAACTTATTGAATTTAGAGGACATCTTTTTGGTGAA